TCAGCATATTCTGGTCTAAGATGTAAACGAAGATCCCTCGTCATTCCTGTAACTTGATAACCATCTGCATTACGTTGTTTTTCTAAAAGTTCTTCTTTTTTAACTAATTCTAATGTAGTATTAAGAAGAGTTTGATCTGCTTCAAACTCATATATGATTTGAGGTAATACTTCAATCTGTTTCATCTTCTACACTTTCTAGGTGTTCAATTGCATCAACAGGTACTTCATTTTCACCGATACGATACCAGTGTTCAAGTTCTCCTGATTTCCAACTCTTACGTTCTCCAATATATTCAAGATCGGGGAAACTATGTTCCCTAAGCATTGCTTGAAGACGATAGTGTGTTAATTCAACTTTATTAGGCATTACAAAGGTAATTTTGCTCTTGATGTTTTTTTCATGAAATTTAGTTCCTGTGCATCCCACTTCAATTTCTCTTTGAGTGGTTTAGAAACTAACTTTGTTACTGATTCTATCTCAAGTCCATTGATTTCGCAATAGTAACATATTGCATCAATATAATTCATATCTTCTTTAGATACTATTGACTCAATTTCCATTGCAAATTTAGCGGGAGTAAGAAACTTCTTCTCCATTACTTGCTCAAGTTCTTTGTTCGGTTCCATAGATTTCCAATTTATCTCTAACAAACTTTCTAATATATTTGTCGAGAAGTTTGATGTACTTTGCTTTGTTGTACTCTTCATAAACTACACATTCTCCATTTTCACAAGCCATAATGATGACTAATTTTTTAACTGATATATTTTTTAATTCATACAACATACAACCGTATGCCATTGCTTGAACAAAATAATGTTCTATCCAATCCCTTGGCTTTGGTTTCTTAGATGTTTTAAAATCTATTATTGATAACTCTCCATCATATTCTGCAATACAATCAACAGTTCCAGCGATTCCCAGTTGTTTACTATATAGGGCACCTTCAAGGGAGTGAATATTATCTATTTTATTAAGTTCCCCCTTTGAGATTTTAAATAAAAAATCAGAAATAGGAGGAACCTCTGGAAGCACTTGATCGTTCTTTAAATAATGTTCCGTGAGTGTGTGCATATCAGTTCCACGGGTTGTGGCCGCTTTCGTGATACGATCTGCCTCTTCATTACCTACCTTCTTTCTCCAATTAACAAAGATGTCTTTATTAAAGTGGCTAGTTACGGAAGTAATCGAAACAAGTTTAAGTAACTCTTCTTCGTCTGGTACTGAGTAATAACGAACTCCATCAATAGTCTCCCTAGTCAGTTTAGGGAGATTCAAATCAACATGTTTAAACATTACATACCCATTTCAAGTTTAGCAATAATATACTCTTTCACGAGTCCAGAACGAATGATATCATCAATTCCAAATTCTATTATATCAAAAGAATTCATTTTACGCAAGATGTTCATAAAGTCCACTATACCGTTTCTTTCATTAGTTTTAAGTAAATCAGATTGTCTAGCATCTCCACAGAAACATATCTTACTATTTTCTCCTATTCTGGTAATAATACTATCGAGTTCATGGAAATTGAGGTTCTGAAATTCATCAACAATCACAATCGCATTATCGAGTGTAGTTCCTCTTAAAAACGAGGTACTCCAAAATTTAATTGTATCCTGTGCTTTTAGATTCCCATAAAGCATTTCAAAATCAGCATCAGAGTTCATTTCGAACATATACTTTACCATGTGCTTATAAGGCACTTGGTAGATGTCTGATTTATCTTCATAATCACCAGGTAAAAATCCAATCTCTCTTGTAGAGACTAATGATCTTACAATATAGATTCTTTCGTATGGAGTTTTCTGGTTTAAAACGTCCTTTAGAGCATTGAAGAGAGTAACGAAAGTTTTTCCTGTCCCAGCTGCTCCATAGGCAACGAGGTGTTTTCCTTCTTTATAGGAATCAAATAGTCTTTTCTGATTTTCAGTAAGAGGTTGGATATCAATCAAATAATCAGCACTCAGAGGTTTTTTCCTCTTCATCTGTTTACCAGTCATTCCCACACCAATAGGTTGATCCCCAGAGGTTTTTCTTTTACGGGCCATTTTATAGTTTCAAATTACGGGCACCTGGTGCTTTGGATGCTTTCTGCAGAACTTCATTCCAGCCAGGTTTTGTTTTACGTAGTTTATCTCTCCATTCTCCCACTTCTGCAGCCATCGGACATGTTGATGGATCAGAGTAATCTCTACTCCACTCAGGGTTATCAGCACACCACTGATCCCAGTCATGTACACTCATCGTGACTTCTCTCTTATCTCCAGTTTTTGTATTTACAACAGGGTATGTAGCCATAATATTTTATCGGGTAATTTATTTAGACCCATTCTAGGGCTTCTGATACGTTCGGGAATTGCTCTATAAAGATCTTTCTACATTGCTCTGCAATCTGCATGTGCTCTTTTTGAGTACCGTGTGCAGATCTCAGATTAATATAGTGAACCCATGAACGACAACTTCCAGTCATATAGATTCTGGTAGGAGTACATAGAGGTAACACCATTCTTGCACATTCCTTCGCAACACCCTGACTCAGCATTTGCTCATAAAGTGCCTTTGAGGAACTAAACAGGGTTATCATCTGTTTCTCAAATTTGTCTATTAATTCGGGTTCCAAGTCATTTGTAGAATTTTGACGATTCTTCGTATCTTGTCTTCTGAGTTCTGGTAGGTCAAAATCGCCTAATGCGGTGCTTGCTGCATATCTCTGTGAGAACTCTTGGAACGTAAAGCTCCTATGTCTCAAAATTTGAGCAGCGATAGCTCGGCTTGTCTCGATCTCCAAGCTCATCGAGGATTGTTCAAATACACTCCAATGATTATGCTTAATACAATACTTTAATAAGCCTGAGTATTTTTCATTATCCTGATTTGAGGGATTACTCACTCTGGCGATATAAGCCATTGTTTGTTCTGCATCAGGAGTGATACTAACAAGTTTTACGTTCATTTACCAAATCCTTCGGGTTTTTCTTTTTTCTTGACTACATTCATTTCTTCAAGAATTTGAAGTTGCTCTCTCATATATGCAAGTTCGTTAGAATTATACAAATAATCTTGTTGTAGGGCATTTTTTAAATTCTTTATAAGATGCTTTTGTCTTTTCATCCGTCGTCGTCCTCGAAGATTTCATCATAATCAGATAATACCTTATTTGCGGTATTCACGGTAGAATACGCATCTACGTCAGAATAGATTTCTGCCTTTAATGCGTCTAATGCTAGTTCAACTTGTCTAAGTCGTAACTTCAGTTGTTCTCTTTGCGGTTCCATAATTTTTATATGGTATTTAGGCATTTTACACAAAAAAAGAGCATCTGTCAAGAGATGCTCTTTGAATATGAGGAATTGATACTATGCAGTAACAACTTCCTTCTCAAACTTGATACCTCTATAGGTTTCTTGAACCTTGTTAGAGTTAGTTTGCTTTTTGTCATTAGTATCGTACTTGATACCTCTGTATGTGACTTGTGCCATGATGGTACTCCTAAAGTAGTTGGATTTTAAGGCCCGTTCCTTTAGTCGGCTTTTGCGTCCCTACAATCTAAACCATAGGTTTCACCGAAATCATAATATAGATCAATAATTTCCTGTCTTTCTTCTTGCTTCAAGTCAGGATAGACTTTAGCACGATCAACAAGAGTATTAATGTCTGTGCATGATACTGTAACTAAAGTAGTAACAGCACTTGATGCAGCAATTAAAGTTTCAATCATAAGGGATGAACGATCCGTTCCGAGTCGGCTTACTTGCGTCCGATGATAAAAGCATCACATTTACCTGACACCTTAGTTCTCAAGTAATCTATAAGATACTCGTGAGCATCAGAGTTAAGATTCTTATCGCTAAGTATCTCAATCCTATTTTTGTTCCAGTCTGAACAAGACATTTCCCAATGAGAAGCGTTGTGTTCAACTAGAAGTGATGCCAGTAGTGTGAGTTCTATCATTTGGATGAACGTAAAGGTATGTTAGCATACCCACACTATTTAGTCAAGTGGTCTGTAGTAAAAGTTACAGAAAACCCTACAGGTCAAAAATTTGGCGGAATTTTTTTTGCGATATTTTTGGAATTACTTTCGCTTTTTGGATTTGGATGGACTTTTGTATCCCCACATAGAGGGTTTTATATTACCACCACCATAATTAATATC